TTAAAGTGATTTCTTGGTTCTCTCCAAGATTCGGGTGCTCCGTCGCGGCATGGAAGAGCCAGGCGAGGGTGCAGAGATCCTGGAGACGGGGGGAACTGTTGGTTGGAGGGGCTTCCTCTCCAAGTCCGTAGAGCTGTGGGGTGAGGGTTCCTCTGGCTCGTCCTGCTGCACAGATGATGATGGCAGCAATTTGCAGTAGTCGAGATGAATCCATGATGGCTTCCCATCAACCTTCACTGCCGTTGGCGTGGAGAGAAGGACGATGTATGGTCCCTCCCATACAGTAGGCTTTTTGGTGAGTGATTTTATCAGGCACCAAGATCCAGGTTCAGGACCTGGGGGGAGAATTGTAGTGGGCCAGGCTTCGGCCACCTGTGTGTGATAAGCTGAAAGATCATGTGTGAGTTTATTCATATATGTGATTAATGTATCACTTGCCCATAGAGGGGACATGTTGCTTAAGGTATCTAATTTCATGGGTCTTCCCATAACAATTTCATAAGGGCTCAATTTGTTTTTCTTTGGTATCGCCCGTAATTCCATCAGAACAAAGGGTAATACTTTATACCATTTATCCAGTTGTAGATGGGTTTTAGCTTTCTCTATTTTTGTTTTGATTGTCCGGTTCAATCTTTCCACCATTCCACTTGATTGAGGATGCCCAGGACAGTGCAACTTCCATGATACTCCCACGGAGCTAGCCAGCTCTTGTGTTATTTTAGACGTGAAGTGTGTTCCTTGATCTGAATCTATTTGTTCAGGTAATCCCCATCTTGGGATTATGTCTTGCATTAAAATATTACATACAGTTTTAGCTTCTTCATTGTTACATGAAAATACTTCTGGCCATTTAGAAAATACATCGACTATAACTAGTGCATACATGGGTTTCTTATCGCTCATATGAACAAAATCAATCTGTAAATGTGAAAAAGGCCCATTTGGTAGGGGTCTATGACCTCCTTTTCGTCTTTTATATTTTGGGTTATGTTTTAAACATACCGCACATTTAGCCATTATTTCATCAATTGATTTTGACGCTAGTGGGTGCCACCATAATTTTTCAAAGTAGGCCAACATTCCCCCTTTGTGCGTATGAGAAACCCCATGTATAGCACGCATGATATCTGTTAACATAGCCACTGGAGGAATCATTTTATCCCCATTCCAGTATACACCACTACCATGACCCCTTCCTCCGATGAAATTTTGATCTTCGTGGGAATAGGTCAAGGTGATCGTGTGTGTGGTCACATCATCTTTTTCCTGATTTTTCAACACTGCATTGATACTTGTGTCATGCCAGTTTATTCCCTGATTCTGAGGTTTGTACCGGCAGGAGTTTCGTCCTTTCGGAGCACTACTCAGAAACTGGGAGGGCATGGTTTCCTCAGGAGCGTCCTCTCTGAGTACTCCCTGCCTACAGGATACTGCCTTTTTAGCAGCCTCATCAGCAGCAGCATTGCCACGTATTTCCAACGTCATACCTTTTGTGTGTGCAGGACATTTCATTACTGAAATTTGTTCAGGCATCATTACAGCCTCTAATAATGATTGTATTTCGTTATGGTTTTTAATGGGTGTTCCAGCCGAGGTAACAAAGCCCCGATGTTGCCAGAGATGACCGAAGTCATGTAACACACCGAAGGCGTATCTGGAGTCCGTRTAAATGTTTACGGACTTACTCTTCGCATGCAAACACGCTGAGGTAAGTGCACATAACTCAGCTGTTTGTGCGGAGGTAAATCCCGAACATGCAGACACCGTTTTGAATGTATCCGTGGAGGGTACATATTCAACTACTGCTCCACCTCCTTCCCCCTTTGAATATGATCCATCTGTGAATAATATTAGGTCTGGGTGTGGTAAAGGAACGTCAGATAAATCTGGGCGTGGTCGTGACATAGTATGAGTTAATAATACACAGTCATGGGGTGGTGTATCTCCGCTTGTAGCTGTAGCTAACAGGTGAGCGGGTGACACAGCTGTACACGTCACAAAGGTTAATTCAGGACGTAATAAATCTGCCTCCCATTTACTGAACCTTGATGCTGTAACAAGCTGCGACCTATCTCTCTGTAGCAAGGTACAGATGGAATGCGTGGTGTATATTTTTACTGGTCTTCCTAATAAAAATGAGTCTGCTTGTGTCAGGTTTTTATGAATGGATGCACATGCTCGCAAGCAAGGCGGGAGCCCGCGTTCTATAGCATCCAATTTTGCTGATAGATATGCTATAGGTCGCGAGCGTCCTCCCTGTTTTTGTGATAATACAGCTATTGCCACATGTTCTGTGTGTGACGTGTATAGTTCAAAGTCTTTTTTATAATCTGGTATTGCTAACACTGGAGCAGTGATTAATGATTGTTTTAGTTTTTGAAATGCTTCTGTTTGTTTTTCTGTTAGTGAGAATGGTTCTTCCACCTCCTTTTTAAGTAGTTCTTCTAGATACTTACTTTGCTCAGAGTAATCAGGAATCCAATGTCTACAATATCCTGCTAACCCTAAAAATGCTCGCACTTGGCGGACAGTAGTGGGTGAGGAAAACTGAGACACGGTTTCCTTTCGGTCAGGGAGTATCTCTCTCCCTCTGTCAGATAGAAGTTGACCCAGATAAATCACTTCTGTTTTACACAGTTGTAACTTTTTCTGGGATACTTTATGGCCTTCATCGGCTAGGTGATGTAACAGTGTTACTGTGTCTTTTATATTTATGTCTTTTGTAGTGGATGCTATTAAAACGTCGTCCATATATATACATACTTCCGAAGTTAAGCTGTCCTTTATTTTTGACAGACTACTAAACAGAGCCTGGGAAAACAGTGTGGGGCTATGAATGAACCCCTGGGGTAACACTGTCCAAGTATACTGCCTTCCTTCGAAAGTAAAAGCAAATAAATATTGACTGTCAGGATGAACAGGCACAGAAAAGAATGCATTTGAAAGGTCTATAACTGTAAACCATTTCATATCTGGGGACAGGTTTGCCAATACGGTGGTGGGACTTGCAACTACTGCCGTTAATGGGGCTACTATTTCATTGATAGCACGAAGGTCGTGGATCATGCGGTATTCCTGTCTTCCCGGTTTTTGTATAGGAAAAATGGGTGTATTGCATGAACTATGACATTCGGCCAAAACACCTTGTGCCAACAGAGACTCAATCATAGGTCTCAATCCATTTACCTTTTCTTTAGGTAATGGATACTGTCTGATTCTGGGACAAGGCAATGGGAGAACCTCTATTTTAATAGGGGGAATTTTCATTTTCCCAATGTCTGTGGGTGAGCTAGCCCATAAACTATCCGGGAATTGTAGAAGTAGTTTTTCCTCGGGAGTGTCATACCTCAGACTTAACTGGTGGTACTTCGCAGGGAAAACTACTTCCATTTCACCGTCAGGATGAAAATGAATAATAGCTCTCATTTTGGAAAGGGTATCTCTCCCCAATATGTGAAATGTTTGGTTTTTATTATACCATGGCTGGATGCTACAACTGGCATCGTCTATTTGCAATCTAATTTTATTTGCTTTAATGTGTTCTACTGGCTCTGCAGAAATGCCCATGGCATATGCAGTTTTATGAGTTAATGTTAATTCTGGAACTTTTGTCGCTGCTCCACCTATGGCAGTCAAACAGGCCCCTGTATCCACTAACATGGGTATTTGTGTTCCATTCAAGGTCACCATGACTTCAGCATCCTGATTTGCGTATACCTGAGCCCCCTGACAGTCAACATC